TTTGCTACAAGATGTTTTAAACACGATGAAACAAAAACCAACCACACTTGTTGGAGCAATTAGACTCATGGAGAATAGGAGAAAATAATGTTTGACATCATTTCATCATTAGCCGGTTATCTGGTTTTGAGGGGAGATAAATTATGATACCTAGCATTAATAAAAGATATATTTGTCATCATCCAGAAATAATAATGTGTTCTACCTCTTGCTACGATTGTAAATGGTGGCGCGAAGATAAGGAATAAATTATGATAGGTGACATAATTAAATTAGGCAGCACGATTTTAGATAAAATTTTCCCGGATAAGGAAGAAGCAGAAAAAGCTAAAATAAGACTTTTAGAACTTCAAGAAGCTGGTGAATTAAAAGAACTTGACGCGTCAATGAATAATATTGTAGCAGAAGCTAAAAGCGCGGATAAATGGACGTCACGTGCGCGTCCTTCCTTTATGTATGTAATGTACGCAATGATATTAATGTCCCTTCCCATGGGAATTTTACACGCTTATAATCCACAATTAGCCTCTTCGATAGCTCTTGGATTGCGCGAATGGTTGGCGGCATTGCCAGATCAAATGTGGTGGCTATTTGGGGTGGGATATTTGGGTTATGGAGCCGCGCGTACAATTGATAAACATGGAATTTTTAAAAAAAATAAAATGTAGGTAATTAAAATGAAAAAAATAAGTTTACCATTTGACCGCGAAGATTATTTATTTTTCCTCGGAATATTATTAATATTAATTAGTCTCATTTCTTTAGGTGAAATTTTAACGCCTATGGGTCAAAAGATAGTAGGCGAGATATTTGATTGTTTAAAACTTTTAGGTGGTATTTGGTGTTGTTATTTATTACTAAGAAAATGGAACAGTCTACCGAGAATAGAACGAATATCATATTTAACTTTCTGTAGTATCTTACCCATTTTATGTGCATATAATTTTTATTGTGTCATATTCCTGCATGAAACCATTAATTATATGTTCAATATGTGTTATCACCTTATTGTTTTAAATCTATATATGGGACTTTTATGGCGAATAATAACGGAAACGGAAAAACGGAATTAAAATCTTATGTGATATTAATCACAGGGATAATTCTTGCTATTACTACTTTTTCTAAATGGGGAAATAAATTATATTATTTTATATTTAGAGGTGGTACATCAACATCTAAATTTGAATTCTTTGCGATTTTAATTCTTACTGTAATCATTTCTTATATTGCAACTTTAATCACGAAAGAACGTAAAGAAAGAAAAAAGCAAGCTGAGGAAATTATCAATAATATTGATACTAAGATCAATAATAAAGTTAATAAGATTTTTAATTTACTTCAAGAAGAAGTAAAAGAAACCAAACAAATGGTAATGGAGTTTGACAAAAAGTTTGATACTATATACCAAAAAATAATTGATGTTGCTAATAAATAATTTTTATTTAGTTAAACACTAAAATCTTTATAAAGACGTACATCTATCACAAAGATCTCGAAAGTCTTCAATGTCATTTGGTTCCTCATAAAAATCCGATTCTTCGATCTCTCCTTTCGCTATAGCCGCTTCTTCTCTTAAATAAGCCATGGCATTATTATGCGCTCGAATCTCAGCAGTCTTCATTGTTTTTCTCCTTAATTAAATAATACAACGTTAAATTCCTACCTTTTTATCCGGAAAGCCCCAGATACGATCATCATTGTATAAATCATCATCTAGTAAGCTAATATTTAATAATGGATTATCGCTTATTTTTTCCATATTTTTTTCTCCACGCTAATATTTTCCAAAAAGCTATCCAAAATATAATAATACAGCTTATTATAATATAAAACACACCTAAAATTGCTTGATATGCATAAACATAAAAAACTAATTGATTACACCCCCATAGAAACATTAAAATACCTATAACAATTAAGATTATCCAAGGAAATAAATATAAATATTTTCGTTTAATCTTCATCATCATCTAAACCTATTAATTCATCAATTTTATTTGACCATTCTAACCAAGTACTATAAAATCCAAACCAATCTTGCGCGCACATAGTTACCATCCATTCTTTTCTTTTTTTACGATGAGCAATAGTTGGGATATTGGCACCAGCATCTTCTTGTGCTTTTTCTAAGGCTATTCTAATATTAAGGGTTTCACAATATTTAACTTCTTGATAAATGCGTGGTAATCCCACACAATCAGAAGCATCAGGATTATTGCCACAATATTGCTGGGAACGCCTTACATCTTTAAAGCCATGATCTCGGCAATATTTAGCCCATTCACGCTCACCGCGTCCACCTTTCTTTTTACTATTTATCTTTTTCATTGTCATTATCTTTAATTAAATAATATAATCTTTGTAATCTTTCAATATTTCTCATGGCTTTTTTAGCTTTAATTATTTGTTCCTTTTCAAAACCGGTCGCTTTATCAATCATCACTTCAATATTACTTCGTTGTTTAATAGAGATATGCATTTCTTCCAAGCTCCACAATAAATAATCTCTCATAGCTTGTATCTCTAGCATTTTTTCAAGGACATTACGTTTTTGTTTACTATTTATCTTTTTCGGCATTTTCTTTCGCGTCCATTAATCTTTGTAAATGCTCCCTATCAAACTTGGAATAACAAATAATATCTATCGGCTTTATTTGTAAAGTATATTTCCAGTCATGATAAAAAGTAACATCTTCTTTAATCTCCCATTTATTTAGAGGAGCAAAAAGTAACATCATATATTCAGCAATTTCAAATTCGTTAGTATATCCATGACATTTGATTGCACCATTAAATTCTTTATATAAAGATTCCCATTGTTTAAAAAAATCTATAATTTCTTGACCTTGTTTTGTCATAATACAATCCTCCGGTTTATTTTCTTTTTCAAAACATTCTTCCCATTGATCCATATAAAGAGATTTTTGTAACTTTTTTCTCATTCAATCCTCCAATTTATCTTTAAGAAATTCAATATATTTCTCTGTTTTATGATGATAATAAATATCAAAAGTATCTGGTTCGGCTTCTTGTTTCCATAATAAAAATAATACACTTCTAATGCGTTGAGATTGGCTTTTAGATTCAATATCCTTATTTACTTTTATTTCTGGAGCATCTATTATGTCCAAAGGTTTTAAAGTAACATCAAGATTAATTCCTTGTAAATTCATAATCTCGGCTTTTTCACTTGTAGACAATTCAGGAGTAGCAAGAGTTAAACCTAAAGATTTGTCGATTTTAGCTCTAATTCCATTTAAGACTGCATTAAAAATTATTATTTTCATTAGTAACTACACCCAGACCAAGACCCACACCAAGATCTAGCTCTAGACCCAGACAAAAAGCTTAATTTATATTTATTCATTTTAATTCTTTTTGTAATTTATATAAAGCCAATAGATGCACAAATACTGACCAACCTTTCGAAATAGCTTCTTTACTAATTATATGCTCGTGATAGCTTCCGGTCGCTTTATCTATCTGTAAGATTATATGCTTTTGTATAAGAGGCTTAAACATCGTTACGTCTTCAATACTACACCCTACTGGCCCATTTTCCACTTCATAAGCAGCAGCATAAGCAGCTAATTGGATAATCATTTCAGGATAAAAACCATCGCTGGTTTTAAAATCTACCACCGCAAGCTCTGTACCTTCCTCTGTTGGTATTTCTGCTATAAGGTCAAGCGTACCGCCGTATTTATAAAATCTATTGGTAACGAGCATCTCAGTAGCTTTATAAATAGGTTTGGTTTTTTCTTCCCATTTTAGAAAACCTATAAATGCTTGTTTAGCATATTTTATGTTATTATTACAATATTCTTCCCATTTAATGTTATTTTTTGTTTTAGTTGGATCTTTTCCTTTCAAAATCCTATTAACATGATCATGTATAAGTGAGTGGGCAAGTGTACCGATTTCGGCAGCATTATCACGAACTTTGGAGGGATCGTTGCCTTTTAAACCTTCGGTTCCTGCCCACTTAATTAATGCAAATTTATTCCATCCTAATTGTGAACCTATAATTGTGGTAACACCAGGTACACGTTTACCATTGATTTTATAAATTGTATGTGCTTTTAATTTATTCATTGGCGAAGATTTCCTTTTTGCCTCTATTTGAGACGGCGTATATTAATACACCATCTACAACCGTCCTGTAATGATTATATGGTTCGCCTTCCTTTTTGCTGCACGTACATTTCCATGAGCAAATTGGTGCAAATTTTGCCATATTAAACCCGCAAATTTGAACAGAATCCTCCTCAATAGCTATTATCAGTTTCTTCTTTTTTATGTCTCTTATTTTCTTTTGTACTTTTTTAATCTCAGCTAGTTCTTTATGTTTATTAAATCCAGTATCACAAATTGATTTATCTATTTTATTAATCACAATTATCTCCTCCTAATTTCTTTTTTAATCCATAATAAGCACGCCAAATAGAATTTGTATCTTCTTTATTTTCAAATTGATTAACAGCATCAATAGCAATTTTATGAGCATTTTTTAAATCAGTCTGTTGTTCAATATCTGCAATGATATCTAATATTTTTGGATTAAATGTTTCTTGGTTTTTAGATGGTGCTTTTGCATAAGTCTTCTGTGGCGTTGTAACATTTCCATTTTCTTCAGGTAAATCTTCATTTGCAAATAAATCTATACCTAATCCATGTAAAGCAATTGCTTTAGCCAAACATCGTTGAATAGATGTATTTATCTGAAATGCGTCCGGATCGAAGATGGGTGCATTTTTATGATTTAAAACTGGATGTATTTGTGCAAGAGTTACATTATTGACTGTAACAGCAACTTCAACATAACATCCTTTCGTATCTTTAATATATGGTAATTGTGCTTCTCCAAATTTTTTAACTTCCCAAAAAGCACCAGGATATTTTTCTCTTAAAAATTTAACGGCCCATGCCCATGATAGATAATCAAATTTACCTTTCTTTTTAACATATTTACTAACATCAATTGCTGCTAATTCTTTAAAAGTATTTATTTCATTTTCCATGTTTATCACCATAATCAGTTAAAGCATCTCTTTCATCTGGTGGTCCTTCCTCGTATGGTGTTCCATCTGGGTGAGTATATAAAATTTTACTAAGCATTTCGTTTATATCTATCATTTTTTCTCCTTATTTTTAAAATAAATTCCCACGGATACATCTTAAAAAGTAACATTATAACTGAAGAAAATACTAATGTTGCCATTAAGATTGTCAACAAAATCAAAAAAATTAATGCAAAGTAATACATCATAATTAATTCTCCAAAGTCAATTAATAAATATGTTACATGGGTAGTATAATATATTATTATAGTTTGTCAAGCAGTTTTTATAATTAGTTGACAAAATTTATTTAAGTGATACAATAAAAATACTATGGAAAATGAAAAATTATCAATAGAATATATCTGTGGAAATTTTGGAATTAATCAATCGCAAATGGCAAGAATTTTAGGTCGAACGGAGACTACTATTCATAGTCGAAAAAGAAAAAAAATTCTTTTGCGTTTGGAGGAAGTACATCAAATTTGGAAATATCTTGAAAAAGAGCAAAGAAAACACCGAAAATTCTTTTTTTCTATATGGGATACTTATTTAAAAAAATAAAAAAGGAATTACTATGCCAAAATGGATGAATGTATTAGAAAATAGTAAATTAACTCCTCAAGTAAAAAAAGAAATAAAAAAGGCTGTTTTATATCATTTAGATATTAATGATAATGATAAAATTATAAAAGCATATTTATATATTAAAAAAGATTTGCTTACTTTGGATAACAATATATCCAAACATTTCACTACTAGCGGAAAGTGGACTTTAATAATTATTATAACAAATAATAAAACCGAGGCTGTATTATAAATTAATTTACTTGTCATAAATAAAAATCCAGTGGTCTCGGTTTTATTTCTATATAATTTCAGCACTCAAAAAAAATAATCTCTCACAAAAACAAATCATTTTTACTGCCTTAAATTGATTAAAATAGCTTATTTTTTTATGCACTCCTTTAGTTTAAAATTTTAAAACAATTTATAATAATTAAAGGAAATTGACTGTGGAAAATACCGATAAATTAATTAAAGCAACTTTACAAGGAAATATTTCGGCTGTAAAAACTCTTGTATGGAATGAACTACTTTCAGAAAGTGCTTTCCGAGCGGCTTTATGGTGGGCTTGCCGAAAAGGTAAATTAGATATCGTTGATTTTTTAATTTCTTATACCAAAAAACGTAATAAAGATGATCCTTATAAATACGATCTTGAATTTAATATTGCTTTTTATCAAGCACAACTAGAAAACCAACAGGAAGTCTTGGGTTTTTTAATAGAAAATATTCCATCAAATAAATTAAAAATAGGCTCTAACAATGTTAAAAATAAATAACAAATTTAAAGAATTATTACCGCCATTAACAGAAGACCAAAAAGCTGGCTTAGAACAAGATATATTACTACACGGCTGTTTGGAACCATTAATAATCTGGAATGACACACTAATTGATGGTCACCACCGCTATGATATTTGCCAAAAGCATGATATTACATACGAAATTAGGAATATGCAATTTGATTCTGAAATGGACACTATGTATTGGTGTTGGTCTAATCAAAAGAATAGGCGGAATTTGAGTAAGTATGAATTAATTGCTAAAGCTTTAATGTTTGAGGATTGGCTTGTTGAAAAAGCTAGAGAACGAATGTTAATTGGTAAAAAGATCGACCCTACGCCAACATTGGCGGAAGGTGAAAAAGGTGAAACACGCGATCAAATAGCAAAATATGCTGATTCTTCACATGGAACCGTAGATAAAGTTAAAGCCATAGAAGCCAAAGCACCGGAAGAAATAAAACAAAAACTTAAAAAGCAGGAAATTAGTATTAATAAGGCTTATGGTGAGATTAAGAAAGAAGAAAAACGCACCGAAGTTTTAACACAATTAAATGATATAAAAGCAAATGAAATAAAGAAAATTAAAGGCTTATATGACGTAATAGTTATTGATCCACCTTGGCCAATTAAAAAAATCGAGCGTGATATTGCATCCAATCAAGTTGAATTTGATTATCCAACTATGACTATAGAAGAAATAGAACAAATAAATATTTCTTATACAGATAATTGTCATATTTGGTTATGGACAACACATAAATTTTTACCAATTGCATTCAACTTGTTGCAAAAGTGGGATCTTAAATATATTTGTACATTTGTATGGCATAAAAATGGTGGTTTTCAGCCTTTTGACCTTCCGCAATACAATTGTGAATTTTGTTTATATGCACGTAAAGGAACGCCATTTTTTGTTGATTTAAAGGACTTTTTTACATGTTTTAATGCTCCTAGAACCAAACATAGCGAAAAACCAGAACAATTTTACGAGATTGTTAGACGTGTAACAGCAGGTCGAAGGCTTGATATGTTTAATCGTAGAAATATTGATGGATTTGATGGATGGGGTAATGAATTGGATTGATAATAAAAAATGGTCAGATAAATTTTTACCAGAAATAAAACAAATTTGTGGTTTACATTTAATTGGGGAACCGCCAATTATAGAAGATATGCAACATAATACAGATTTAATTGTATTAAATATGATGCCAAAAAGAGTTGCATGTAGAATTAGACGCTTTTCATATTATGGTAAGTATCATAATGATTTTACTATTCGAGCAAAATTACCAAATGGTACAGAAACTGAATTAACAAAAATTATTAAAGGTTTTGGTGATTATATTTTTTATGGATTTTCTGATCACCAAGAAAATAAATTGTTTGCTTGGAAGTTAGCTGATCTTAGTATTTTTAGGCTCTGGTTTGCAAAACAATTGGCAACGGGAAATTTCAAGAAATTCTTACATAAAAATACTGATGGTTCTTCACAATTCTATTCATTTAAATGGTCAGATTTTCCGCTAAATTTTATTATAGATGAGTCAAAGGATTCCCAACAATGACAAATAAAAGATATTTTTGGTTAAAATTAGATCGTAATTTTTTTAAGCGCCATGATATTAAAATCATAGAATCACGTCAAAATGGCAAAGATCACATTTTATTCTATTTGAAATTGCTTGTTGAAAGCATAGATCATGAAGGTGAATTAAGATTTAATGATACCGTCCCATACGACGCAGAAATGCTTGCAACTATAACAAATACTAACATTGACACTGTTAAACAAGCCATTCAATTATTTACTAAATTAAAAATGATGGAAATCTTTGACGATGGCACAATTTACATGAATGAAGTGGTTAAGATGATTGGTACGGAAACCGCGTCAACACAGCGTTCTAGAAAACATAGAGAAAATAAAATGTTGCAATGCAACAATGTGCAACAAAATTGCAACACAGAGAAAGAGAAAGAGTTAGATAAAGAGACAGATATAAAAGAAAAACATAAAAAAGAAAAAAATATATATACAGAAGATTTTGAAACTTTCTGGGGGTATTATCCAGAACGTTCAGATGGACACAATAAATCTGGAGCATTTAGAAATTGGAAAACAAGACTAAAAGATTATACGCCTGAACAATTAATCAATACAGCAATTAACTATCAAGCTTTTTGTAAAGCAAAAGAATATACAAATACTGATTATGTTTACAATGCTAGTAATTTCTTAGGCCGTGATAAACATTTCATGGACTATCAACAACCAAAGGAGATAAAACAAAATGCAACAATTAATAAACAAAAAACAGCCAGAGAGCATGGCTCCGACGTCGCAAAATGGCAAATTGAAGGCATCAAGGAAAGCATTAGTGAAATGGATGCTTTTGAAGATGCAGGCAGTGTGGGGAGCTAAATTTACGGCAAATATTGCAGAGAAAGAAATTTTTGATTTAACAATTAATGAATGGTATTGCGCTTTAATTGATCTTACTGATAAACAAATAGTAAAAGCTTATGAACACGCTAGAGCTACGTTAAAATTTCCACCTACACCGGTGGAGATGCGCGAATTTGCTTTAGATATTGTATCGACAGCAAAAGCTTATGATCTTGCAAGTAGTAATAAAAATTTAGAATATCGTCATTTACTTCCAAGTTGGGAATGGGATAATTTATCTGGAAAAGAAATACAACAAGCTTTTTATGCTGCTTACAATAATTTTCGTGATCAAAAATTAATTCCATTGCAGAAAAATCTATTAGAAACAAAAAAAGGAGATCAATAAATGATTGAACATACCATCCGAACAAAAGGCGGAGAACTAAAAAAAGTAAAGCTTACACGAAGCAAAGCAATAAAAATTCATTGCACCGAATGTTGTGGTTATGAATACCATCCAAAAGAATGTGAAATTAAAGAATGTCCTTTATTTCCATATCGGGGTAAGAGTGAGGCTGGAATATCAAATCCTAGGTGATTTTAGATAGGAAAAAGGTATGGTAATAAAATTATCTTTACTTTTTGGTATCTACCTACAGGGTAGGGTAAGAAAATCGCGCTATCGGCTTCTAAGGAGCTTTTTATCGTAACTAATCTAATAAGCTTTTAAATCATTTTCCTGCCTAATCCCTTTTTAATAAAATTTCTTTAATTTACCATTTGGCAATGTTTGCATTCCGCATGCTCTTAATGCCATCGCGTCAAAATATTCTTTTGTGTATTTTTCCATGATTAATGTCTCCTTAATAAATTTTATTTCTCCTGTTTGAATGGTAACCTTTTTCTCCTATTATTTTTAATAACATTTGTTCTGCTTCTTCTTTAGTTTTAAAACAGAATGTCCACTGGTTATTATCTATATCATCGTCGAGCATTTCCATATCAAATCGCCAAGGATCTAAATATATATCGGTATTAGTATCTTTATTATAAATATTAGAAATCCACTTAATGTGCGTTTTGTTAAAAAAATTTGATCCTTGTTCGTCTTTTATTTTAATAAAATCATTCATTGTCAATTCTCCTTTAATTTCCATCTCTTAATAAAATAAAACCGTGAGTATAAATATCTCGTAATAATTGCTTATTTAGATATCGACCAAATTTTATATCTTTAATCATAATCCAATATAACGGATTTTTTTCTTTAATCGCCATTAAACTTTCTAAAAATATTATATTACGTCCTTTCATTTTATTCCTCCTTTTGATTCTCCAGTTCTAAAATTCTAAGCCTATTCTTCAACATGCGTAACTCTTGCGTAAACAGATAATTACTTTTACACTTTAGCTTTTCTAAAAATTTAATATTTTCTAATATTCCAATCTGTTTTGCGGTAGCTATGATATTCATTTTATTTCTCCTTTTTTATAATTTGTTTGATAAAGTAAATTACCTCTATAATCCCAATGTTCAACTAAACCGGTTAAATTATATTTTTCAAATAAACACATCATAAAAGTTGTAGGTTGTTTTGTTAATCGAAGATAAGCAATAACCTCCCAAATATCTATTGGACGTGGAAAATATTTTTTAAACCAATATATATCTTCTTTAGAAAATCTATTAGTTAATAAATCTTTTGCTGTGATTTTCATTTTAATACCCTCCAATTTGTTAATAATCTATCTCAATTGTTGAAATAACTTTACCAATTATTTCCCCGTTTTCGTCCCGTTTGCAATCACCAAAATGGGCGGCAGAAACTTCCGAGTCATCTAAAATAAAGTTATACTCGCTTCGTTCGTCATCGGTTAAGAAAACATCATTTTCGCGGCAATCGCAACGTTCGATATAGAGATACGCTTGTTGGATATCCAATTCTAAAATTCGTTCCGCGCTTTTCAGCTCGGTAAAAAATGTACCCAACCTATTGTCGGTGAGATGGTAGTATGTTTCGCCGTCCGGATGCTTGAATTCTATAATAGTTCTTGTTTGGTCACTCATTTTAATACCCTCCTTTTGTTAATAAATTTATCTTCTACGCGCTTCATAGCATCTCTTACCGCTTGAATTGATGAATAGTAAGAATCGGTAAAAACGTCTTGCAAAGTCTCTTCGCCAGTTTCTTCTAAAATATCATTCTCAAATTCAAATTGCATATCTTCATCAACCCAATTCCCAAATTCCTCCCCCGTTTCAAATTCAATAAAATCATTGTCTGTACGTTTATGTTGTGCGATTAATTCGCAAAGGTAGTCATAAAATCTTTTTTCGTGTTTGTTTGCAGGTTTTGAAAGGCCATTTTTGATAAAAATCAATTCTTCATTTATGCTGTATTTTCTTATTTCCATCTTAAATTCTCCTTTTGTTAATAAATTATTCTATTTCCTCGATTTTAATACGAGTGTGAAGCTCGTCAAAAAGTTTGCATGTAAAATTAGCAATCAACTTATTTACATCAAAACTAAAACGGCCGTAGGCGCGACTATATAAATCGCACTCGTTTTCATGTTTAATATAAGCAGCTAATACCGCCGTCTTTAAATGACGTTTCGCTAAACTAACGTCTAACTCAAGCATACATATACAACCACTTTTCTCTTTTATTTATACTCTAAAATTCTAGACCTATCTTCGAGACTACGTAATTTTTCATCAAACATCTGATTTATAAACACCCTCTGTTTTTTCTTTAATAATAGAAGTTGTTTCTTACTGCCATGTCTCACTTCGTATAAAAGCTCCATCTTTTCCATCAATTCGCCTTTTTCTTTGATGTCTGACCATTCTTCCTCTGTATATGTACTAAACATTTTATTACCCTCCAATTTGTTAATAAATTATCTTATTACATTATCAGTATAATATATTATTATAGTTTGTCAAGTAATTTATTGTATTTATTTTAATGTAATATTTGACATTTTGTGATAATTGTTATATTATAGACTCTATAAAGGTTAAGGAGAAATAAAATGGATAAAGAAAAAAAAATGCTTCATCTTTTATCAGTAGATGATTTTGATTGCTTTTACGCTGTCGGAATTTATAGTTCTGTAGAAAAAGCAAAAATTATGGCCAAGCGCTATCATAAAACACATAGTGATGCTCAAGATTATTTTATCCAGAGTCTGCCTTATGATACATTTCCATTCGAACCTGAAGAAGTAATACTAACTTACAATATACATTTCGAAGGATAAAAAGGAGGAAATATGAAAACTTTAAAACATCTTATTGATGAAGAGGTTTGTCTTCATAGCAATGATTTAATATTTGAGGTAAAACTAGATCTGACGATCAATGCTGTTACCAATCTTCAAATCATGTTCAATCATCTCGCTGAAGAATTAGATAAATTAAAGGAGAAAATAAATAATGCTTAATAAAAAACTATTGATGAATATTTATTTTATGAAATTTATATGATAGAATTTATTTTTTAATAAATTGGAGCTAATTATGCCATTACCTAATTTTCATGCTGCACGTATGGTTAATCCTGGTAAATTTAAAGAAGGTTCTTTTCGAGTAATAAATATAGGTGATAAAAATTCAGGTATCACAGCGATTGTAGGTCGTTTAACTGGTGAGAAAACAACTACAATACAATCTTATAGGTTTGATAAGGATAAATTTACAGCAGCAGAAGCTAAAAAATGGTTGTCAGACCATGATGCAAAACCAATAGAATTTGAGGCAGCTAAAAAGGATTAGAATATATGATAAAATGGCATTCTGAAGAACGCGAAATTAGATCGCTTAATCCTGCACCATATAATCCACGTAGATTGACTAAAACGCAAGGCGAGCAATTACAAAAATCATTAGATGAATTTGGCATAGTAGAACCTCTTGTTATTAATCTAAATAATACTATGATTGGCGGACACCAACGTTTAAAATTGCTTAAAAAACAAGGAATCAAAAAAATTTCTGTCAGCGTACCCAATCGGCAATTAACTGAAGAAGAAGAGAAAAAATTGAATCTTCGTTTAAATAAAAATCTTGGTGAATTTGATTATGATCTATTGGCAAATGGATTTGATATTGACATGTTAGAAGATGTTGGGTTTGACCTTGGTGAGCTGGGCTTTGATTTGGATGAAGATAATGAAATGCTTTCTTCAGAAAGCAGTCGTGGAGGAGCATATAATGATGATGGCATTCATGATATACATTATATGAAGTTAGGATATAGACTGGAAGCAATATATAACTCAAAAAATAGAAAATGCATTGAGCTTTATGCAGGAAGAAATGCATTAACATATTGGTATAAACGACATTTTAAAGAAGTAATCACTAACGATATTCAAAGATTTGATGATGCGAACAATAAATATAATATGTCAGCTCTTGATTTTGTGAAAAATGAATTAAAAAATCATTTGGATTTTGATTATATCGATTTTGATGATGAGGGGTGTCCATCACAAGAGATAATTGCATTTTTTAAATGTATTGAAGAGATAAAAACTTCGTCATTCGTTTTATGTGTTACAGATGGTAACGGTCTGAACCTTAAATCACATGGGCGATTAAATTTTCATGAGAGATATCTAACTGGAAGCGACAAAATTATTCAGTGTACAAACAAACACTATAAAATTTTTGGTGAGATAGTATGTGATTTTATAACAAAAATAGCAGAAAAAACTGGATTTGTAGCAAATAAATTAAATTTTTACCGAAAAGAGAACGGTAATGTTGTTTATGTTACTTATCTTGTTAACAAAAAATAATGCTTAAGCTATTTTAAACTTCTATAAATTCAAATAATTATAATCTTTTTCATGTGGTAATAATATGTTGTTATTATCAAATTTAGCTAAATCTTCTTTAATGTAAAATTGTTTGTCACACTTTCTCAATATAATTATAGCTTCATTTAAAAAATCAGTCCAATTTATGTTGTCAGTGAACTTCTTTTCAAAGTGATTGATTTTGCCTATTTTGTATTGATCAACAAATGATACTGTGCTTTCAATAAGCTCAAGCGATTGTCTAGTGTCAATTACAGGTTCAATACTAACGAATGTCTTGACTCCATTTTTATGTAAATATTCAAGTGTTTCTAAGCGTGAAGCTGGACTTGCTGCGCCAGGCTCTAAGTTTATTGAATCGTCATTGTCTAAAAATGTTAACGTTGCTCCAACCTTAAGTCTTTTGTCAAAGTTTTCGTAAATATCAATATCACGTAAACATTTTGAGCCTGATTTTGTTAGAATTGCTACTTTTTGATCAAATCGATTCAATAATCTTAACGCCATTCTTGTTGTTTTCAATTCATCGTCAAGTGAGCAATAAGGATCACACATAAATGATAGTAAAATCTGAACGTTATGTTGTGTCTTTGAAAGTTCTTTTTCTAAATTGTTTAAAAAGTTGGTTCTTTCTTTAGACTCAAGATTTGCATTTGGACTTCTCTTGATTAGTTTTGTGTAACAATACTTACACCCAAAATCACAACCATTATAAATGTTTAATGCTAGTGGCGAATACTCGCGTGCTTTACCTTTCGGTTCGTATATTAATGTCATTTTTATTTCTCCTGTTTTATTAGATATTTCCCAATTTCATATTTTCCCATCTCGCTAAAGCTTCAAACCACGAATCATTATGTTCTGTTGCGTTTGCTACATTATAACCATATCTGTTATAACCAACTTGAAGAGCTTTATAAATATCTCCTTCAAATTCTTCAAGTAAATTAAGGTACTCGTTTACTATAGATTCTGTAATCATTCCGCTTGTTATATTTATCATTTTCGTTTCTCCTTTTTAATTATTAATTTATCTATCTTACAAGTTAAGTATACTACACTATGTTGTATTGTCAAGTCTTTTTTGCATTTATTTTTAACTTGACAATACTCTATTATGTTGTATAATCTAAGCATGAATAGATTAAGCGAAATTAGGAAACAGTATAATCTAAAGCAGCAGCAATTAGCTGAGATTCTAGGTGTGAAACAGCAGCAAGTATCACGCTGGGAAGTGGTCGGGATTAGTCCCCTTGCATTAATCGGGATTGAGAGCGTATTAAAGGTGGCTAGACAAAGTGATGATAAGGTGATGATATGCCAAATCCAGAAAATTTAAAGCCTTTTGAAAAAGGACACCCAAAATCACCAAATGCTGGCAAGAAAAAAGGCTATAAGGCTATAAATACCTATGTGCGCGAAATCTTACAGAAACAGCCTATTAGAGAAATTATAAAGAATTTTGATAAATTAGGCATACCATTCAAAAATAATGCTGAACTATTAGCTTGGAAAAAAATATTATTAGCCATACATAAAAACCCGCACGCATCTCTAGCGGCAATTAAGGATATCGAGGAGCGGCAAGATGGTAAGACACCAGACAAAATTGAAGGCAATATCAATGTGAATTTAAAAAGCTTATCTCTTAAACAATTAAAAGAATTAGAGAGGTCATTGTGAATGAAAAATAAAATAATAAAGAAACGCACTACTTTTCCAATCTTAGAACAAATCAAAACAGGTCAAATTTATCACATAAAAAGATTTGATGGTTTTATTGAAAGAATAGAATATTATCTGGTGAAAATTGGCTTAATACGCTATAGATGGAATAAATCTAATGGACAATCTAAAGCAAAAAATTCAAGTTAAATTAGAAGTAAAATGTCGCGAGCAAACATTCACAGATTGGCTTAAAGATATCTCACCACAATATACGTGGGATGTGCCTCATCTTATTTATATGCGTAAATATATTGATCGGATTATTAATGGCGAATCATTACAATTAATGTTTCTTGCCCCACCAAGGCATGGTAAAAGTTTGGAGAATACAATACATTTATCGGCTTTTTATTTATATAAATTCCCGCAGAAAAGAGTAATTATAGCAGCACATACCCAATCATTGGCTAATGAATTTTCACGTGATGCACGTATGCTTGCAATAGATTGCATGGATTTAGCTGGAGATAAACTTGCTGTCACCGATTGGAAAACGGAAGAAAGTGGCGGTTTAAAAGCTGTAGGGGTTGGTGGCGCAATTTCCGGTCGTGGTTGTGATTTGCTTTTGATTGATGATCCAATAAAAAATCGCGAAGAAGCATATAGTAAAGTTTATCGTGAAAAAGTATGGAAATGGTATACAACCGATTTATATACACGGCGCGAACCAAAGTCTAGCATTATATTAACAATGACTCCATGGCATTATAATGATTTAGCACATAGGATTTTAGAAAGTGAAGATGCCAAAAATTGGATTATTATTTCAATGCCAGCTATTGCAAAAGATGATGATATTCTTGGACGTACCAAAGGTGATGCTTTATGGACTGATCGATATTCAATAGATGATTTATTAAAAATAAAAACAACAATGGGTGATGATTTTGAAGCATTATATCAATTAAATCCTATTGTAGCAGAAGGTAATATAATTAAGCGCGAATGGTTTATTGAAAAACCATTAGAGGAATTTCCTGTACGTTGGGATTTTATAGGCCAATATTATGATACTGCTTTTAAGAAGGGACAGCAAAATGATTATAGTGTGTGTCTTACAATTGGCAAATTACGAGATCAAATATACATATTACATATTTTTCGTGATAAATTGGATTTTCCAGAGCTTAAAGATATGATGGTTCAACTTGCTATAGAATATAAACCTACATTTATCGGCGTTGAAGATAAGGCGAGCGGACAATCGCTCATTCAGGAAATGGCTAATAATATTAATTTACCTGTAAAACCAGAAGCTATAAAAGTAAGCATTGATAAGGAATCAAGAGCAAATGCGATCACTCCTTATATGCGTGATAAAAAATTAATCATGCCAAAAAATGCACATTGGATAGATGACTTTCTAGATGAAGTATGTACATTTCCTGCCGCACCACATGATGATCAAGTAGATGCTTTAACAATGGCATTGAATCATCAACGTGAATCAGGTTATAATTTACAA